ATCGATTGTTACACTGCCGTCTTTGACCATGTAATCCAGCGCTCTCCTGAGCTCAGTGTCGCACTCAGACTCAAACGAGTCCGTGATGTGTGGAGGTAGGTCTGTCCCGAAGTCGCGCAATACAGTCGACGACTTGAGTGCAGTTAGACACGTCAGCAGGATGCGCTGAGCGTTGACTGGCATCGGTTCGAGCTCGCCATCTCCTCCTAGGACCATTCCACCTGTGCGACCATCAATATATGGCGCCAGGATTGGCCTAGACGGCGGGACTGTGGCTGACTCTGGAGTCCCATATCCTGTCACAGTCAGAGGCCCAAGAGGGCTGGTTGTAAAGCCTAGCATGTCAGTCTAGAGGGCATGAGATTGTCGGAAGAGTTGGGAACGGAATAGGCGGAATAGCCAGGCTCAACGAAGGCAGTCCGATTGTTGGTAGCTGCAAGTCCAGTTCAAAACCAGGAATGTTCAACGTAGGAATAGGTGGGAAAAGTATCTGGGGAATCGCAAGCGAAAGAGAAGGTAGCCCGATGTTAGGTAGCTGCAATTCCAATGAAAACCCTGGAATTGCGAGCGAGATTACAGGGAACTGGATGGTCGGCAACGACAGTGACAGAGACGGAAACCCGATGAACGGAATCGCGAATGAGCAGTTAGACGCCAAGGAACACACCAGGAGCTGCTTGAGGCGAACCAGCAACGTATTGAGCCATCGGAGCTGACGGTGTCCCTCCTCCAAGAATAACAGTACCGCGAAGCGCTATCGTTCCACCCTTAATCTGTATGCTCGCTCCGTCGCCTACCAGCAGAATCCCGTTGTCCCTACTCACCTCGACAAGCTGTCCAGCGACTGCTAGTGACGCCTTGCGCTCTTTTCGGTCGATGCTAAAGACGGTGTCATTACCAACGATGATTGAAACGACTTGGTCTTTGCAGAGGACGCGGGCATCGTATCCGTCACCTGTCGCGAATAGCGCCGTTTCTCCAGGGCCAAGCTCCTTATATGTGTCGGCTGTCCTCGGGTCGAAACCACCGACAACGACTCCCATCTGACCTGGAATGTCGTCAAGAATCAGACCTTGAGCCGAGCCATTCTCATCTGCTGGAGCCGGCCTAGCAGCGACGCCCAGTGCGCAAGCCAAGGTAAGGTCGGCAAAGTCTGGAGCGTCCGTAGAATCTCCGTCAACCTCTGCGCCTTTGCATGACGCAGTCACTGCGTTGGTGGTAGGGTTGAGCGCAGAAGCTCCAAGGTCTACGATATCGCTCATAACACGAAGCTCCCTGGACGCCAAAGCGTGAGCTCTGTCTCCGGGTCATCGCCCTCTGATTGTCTCATGTGACGCGATGCAATCCACAGATTCTCATGCACGTCTTCCACGTCATCATCAACACGAACCATGCATCCAACTGCGTAGACAGCGTCAGTCTGGAGGTCTTTCACACCGTTGATTGTTGCTGTGTAGACCAGTGTTTTGCGCGCTAGTTCGCTCAACTTGCGCTTGACGATTCTGTCCAATTGTGACTGGTTTTTGGCCTCTTTATCAGAAAAGAACAGCGGAGCATAATCCAGACTAGTCGGAGTGTCGCCATGCTTGAAACGGCGCTGATACGTGTTCCACCCGATGCGCTCAACTTCTTCCCCGGTCATGCCAATGAGAGAACCTACACCAATGGTTCCGCCAGATACGCTTAGTGAGTTGCTTTTGGCGCCATTGGCAACAGCGCGTCCTCGAGCTACGACCACTGAAGGCATCGATTCCCAATCGCGGACGGCTACTCCTGACATGATGTTCGACCGCCCATTCGCTCTGTCGCGATACAACCTGCCGATTGTGTCTTGCGTGTAGTCCGGCTTGTCCAGAGCGACTTCGTCACGGTTCAGCGTAGGCTGGATAGTATACCCGTGCCGCCCGACAATGCGGTTTGCCCACTGGAAAACGCCGTCATTCTCCTTGGCTTTGACGTCTTCTACAGTGAGCGCCTGGAAGTCAGTTGGTCTCCCAGAGCTCCGTGTAACGCCTGTCATAACGTTGCGCATCAGAGCGAAGCCATCGCCTGTAACTCGCGTCACACCCCAAGGCTCAAACGCCGTGAGGATAATCCGCTCTAGTGTCTCGCCTTTTTTGACCGAGATAGACGGGTCAATCATGGCGCGCGACATCTGGCCGAGGTAATCCAGACCAGACACGCTAAGTGCTGTTGACCCGTCTCCAGTGCCTTGGATTACTCCAATTCGCCCATGAGCTTGGATGCGCCCATTGACTCTGACTGTGGCGTATTGCTTTGGGGCGAATATCCTCCTCAGTCCTGCCGGGTCCTCCTCCGAATAGTATGTGCATTGCCACCTATCAGTTGGAGTCAGATAGTCAGAGTCGATTGACCAGCTAAGCGGGTTAGGATGCCGCTTGCCATCAATCTCAAGCTCAAAGACGCTAGCCACGTGGGACCACTATATTAGCGCCTACGGGGATGAGTGTTACGCGACGATATCTCTGGTTGTACTTGTCGAACTGGTCAACAGTCATGTTGTAAGCAGCAGCGCATGCAAGCTTCCCAATTGCGACTTCGTTCTTAACAACCTTGACTGGGTTTGGCGGAGTCGTAGCAGCTCGGGCAAGATTCCTTGCGCCTAGCGCCATCTTTCTTGCTGCTCTCCTGGTTGTCGCCAGCTGCGGGTCTCTCAGCTTGTCGATTGTCGCAGCTGTGCGATTGCACTCGTAGGCCAACTTGTACATATTGGCCTCAACGCGCGATTGGAACACGCTGATCTGGTCGCCAATCGAGTTGATGCTGTCAAACAAGTCCTGCGTCGACTCTGGCTGCTGTTGCTGAGGCCAATCAGTCTTCTCAATCTCTCCGTCCAAGAACGCTGAGTAGTCGCGTCCAGCATCCAGCGTCTTGATTGGGAGCGACTTGTCTTCGTCTTCATCAATCTCAGACTCAAGCGGAGCGACGATGAACTCAACATCAACGTCGATTCCGTCTTTGCGATTGACATCTAGTGTCTCTGAGAAGCTTACACACTTGACCCGCTTCTGTCCGTGTATTGGGTCAATGAGGATGCCAGCAGTCCGATCTTCGCACGCTGCTAGGAACAGCGGATACTGCTCGATGAAGAGCGCTTTGAACCCGCCTTTTGCGATTCCTTCACGAAACGGAATCGTGTATCCGTATGTTGGATTCTCGCGACCTAGCGACTCAATCAGTTGCTGGTCCTTGAAGACGAACCGTTTCTTTGACTGCTCCTGGCTGAAGCCAAAACGACGCGCTGTGATTGGGAACTGGATGTCCCGCCATTGTGGCGTTCTGAGCTGTTTTAGTAGGTCAGGCATGGTCAATCAAAGAACAATGGGTCTCGTCTGTTGCCGTCGACACGAGTCATTGCAGAGCCAGAGCTCTTCACCTGAGTCTCAAACGTGGCGAAAGAATTGGCCAACGACTCTGCGGCAACAGTCGCGTTCAGGAAGTCTTTATACATCCGTTCTGCAATCTGAGCATTCTCAGCTTCAAGCCGCGACTTTTCCTGCTGCTGCTCTGCTGTTAGCTTGTTGCCCATCGTTATCTGAGGGCCATACGGCGTCATAACCGTCTGAGTTCCAGTCTGGCTCTGTAGCTCCTGGATGCGCTTGCGGTTCTTGTCTTGCACATTCTCAAGCTTCTGTTTTTCTTCTGGAGTCAGATTCTTGTGAAGCCCGCCATATAGATTAGCTGTGCCAACGTCTTCCTGGAGCTTCTTCTTTTGGGCGTCCTGTGCTTCCTTGAACAGATAGTCGATTGCGAGGATGCCAGCCTCAAGCGCCACCAATGCGACAGTCACTCCGCCAAGAGCGCGCTGCATCTTTGAGCCTTCTCCGCTTAGTATCGCGCTAAGACCAGACCCAGCAACTTCTTTGACTATTCCAGCTCCTACGATGGCGCCTGCTCCCTTTATTGGATTCGACATGAAGTACGTAGCCAAATCAGCAGCTGCACCTGCTGCGTTGCCGATGGCAGGCGTAAGCTCTTGCATCTTCGGGATTAGCTCGTTGAGCACTGGAATCATCTGCGAGCCAATCGCCTTGTTCATATTGTCGATTGTCTTTTGCAGCTGCATGTCAGGGTCCTGCAGTCGTGACGCGACCCTGCGCTGAATCTCAGCGTCGCTTGTCGCTGCACCCATATACCCAGAGAATTCGCGCTCAACCGCTGCGATACCTGAGCCCTTTTTGCTACGCTCAGCAGCATTGTAGACGTTAGCGAACCCGCGCATCACCTTCAGCCCGCGCTCGCCAAATATGTCTCCAAGCGTTCCGACGTTGCCGCCTGTCGCGCTTAGGATGTCCTTTACCAGATCCTCTTGCCCGCGCAACTGATTAGGGTTGTCCTTAGAAAACACGTCTACGCCGTATCGCGACTTCAGAATCTTGCGCTTGTTCATGACGTCAGAGCCGAAACGCTCGACAGCAGTAACGGCTTCAGCGGCACTAGGAGCTCCTCCCTTAGCTCTGGCTACCTGAGCCATCGCAATAGACCGCATGATTGATTCTGGAGCGTTCTTTCCGAATTGGACGCCGCTAGATGCCAGAGCAGACATCTCAGTAGCCATCTGCTTAATCTCAACTGCGCCTAGTGCTCCTTGGGCAGCGGCTGACCTCAAGATAGCGTCCAGCGCCTCTAACCGCTTCTGCGGGTCCTGGATCCCATCCTTGATACTGTTGAATGCATTACCAGCAGCGGCTGACAGTTCAGACATATCTGTCCCTGTTGCCAGCGCAATATCCGAGAACCTCTGCAGCTGTGCAATCCCTAGATCTAGGTCACCAGTTACAGTCTGCCATTCCTCAAGCGCTCCCATCGCTTGTGACTGAGTGGCGCCAGAAACTCCTCCTACCGCACCAGCGATAGCCGCTTTCCTGCGCGGGTCTCCAGCCTGATTGGCTAGCATAGACGCGCGCTTGGTGATATCGATCTGGCTGCTTATCCCACTAGTGATGGCTAGTCCGCCGCCCAATGCAGCAATTCCTCCAGCAACGCCAGCCATGCCACGAAACGCTCCTCCAGCACCACGAATAGCTGCATTCGTTCTGGCTGCAGAAACACGGCGAGCAGCCCTCAGTTCCGCTGCTTCCTCCCTAGCAATCTGCCGCATTCTGGCAGAGTGCCTGCGACGGTCCTCGGCTCTTTCCTTCGCTGCAGTCTTTGCCAGCTGATTCACGCGACGACGGTTTTCCGTAATGCGCGTTCTGGCTGTCGATCTAGTCGTCGCACGAGATTGGAGCGCGTCTACCTTACGTGTGGCCCGTTGAGCGGACGCAATAGTCTCCCGCTCCACGGTCTGCAAAGCCCGCTTCAGCTGTTGTGAGACTATCCCTGTTATCTCGTACTGTAGCTTCACGCTATTCCTTCGGCGGCTTCTTCTTCAGCAGCTCAGCGGCGTCCTTTGCCGACAAGAGCCGAGAAATCGGGAGCTCTACGCCGTCCTCTGACGATGCTTCTGGCAGCCCAGAAAAGCTCCCAGTGGTGCCTGGTAAGCTCGATTGGTCGGACTCGAAAGTATCGGCCCAATTCGAAAGCGGACGCTTGACCTCCGCCCTCAGATCCGAAACCTGCCGGGCAAGCTCCAGAATTAGAGAAGGCCAATGACCCGAGTCCAACCGCGATAAAAAATGAGGACCCATGAGACTGTCAGCAAGCCGTGACGACCAGACGTCGTATTCGCCTTGGGTCATCTGCTCAACGCTTCCGAATCTGGCTTTCACAAGTTCGTACATATTGAGAACTTGCGCGCAGTCTGCGGCATTGAATGCCTTGCGCATATGCGAGACGTCAGTGAACAGCGGGCGCATGACCATCGTGCCGTCTTCGCGCTCTTCTATCGTCTCATGGCATAGCACCCTGCTGCAAAGCTCTAGTGCTTGGGCTTCGCGATAGATGTCTCCGTATCCATCACCCTCGCCTTTGCTCTTTGCGTATGCCTGAGCGCACGCTAAAGCGTCGTCCTGCTCAGCCATTGATAGCAGCTTGATTCTGACTCGGCCGTGAACGTCGCCGGTCGTTAGCCGCTTGGAAAAAACAAACACCTCGGATGGCGCGGGCGATTTTAGCAGCGCCTGCACCAATGCCGAGGTGTCTAATGTCTGTGACTTCATAGGGATGCCTTCCCGCTTGCGCGAGACCTATTGGTCGTGGGTTTGGTTACTGAGTTGCGTTGAATTCGCCGATGAACTTAGCGCTGAAGTTGGTTGCGTTTCCTGTGCTCTGCCCCAACGTGAACGTGTCGAACTTGCCGCGGCTGACGAGAGAACGGATTCCAGCAGGTAACTGCATGTCCACGTATTCGCCGTTAGCGCACTTGTCGATTACATCCAGGTGTTGGTCTGACCCAAGGAGAACTGCCTCCTCAATGTCAATCTCGACACGCTGAGAGCCATCGGAGAAGCCAGCGAGACCGTCAAGCGTTTCAATCGCTTGCTGCCCGCTCTGGCCGTTTACAGAGATGCTGGTAACATTGGCCCTAGCCGAGTTGTCCAGCAGAATGACGAGATTCAGTCCGTCTGATAGTGCCATCTGTCAGTCCTCAGTTAGGGGTAGTTTCAGCAAGGCGGAATGTAACCTGGTGCTTCTGGTCGACGGTGCGTCCACTCAGAGCGACCTGGAGTCTGCTATTGTTGCTTGGGTCAATCCGAACGACAGTGGCGTCAAACCAATCATCGATTAGCTGAATATAGCCATTGTCATAGAACTCGCGGAGAATCTTCCGAACGAATCCCTGCTCGTATCGGCTTGGAGTGGTTGTCTTCGCCGGGAGCTTCTGGTCCGCCTTGAGCGTACCGTCAGCCAAGTACGTATCTTCCCGAAGGTGGAACCCAGCGAACTGCTGCAGGTCCCTAGTTACGAGCGTATCAGCCAGGAGATCCATCACGCTGATTCGGTGAGTCTCAGTCGCACGGAAGTCGTCGAGCAGGCCTGTCAAATCCTTGCTCCGAGTGGTGACCGACATCGCCAGCATCGACCTGACCTGATTGCTGGTGATAATCATCACACCATCAGTCACGGCGTCATCGACGTCATCCAGGTCCGGCCAATCAGATTCCGCGTAGGCCTTTTTCAAGACCCAATCAGTCCCTGTGTAGTTGTCGAAGTTGAAGTGCGGCTCAGTCGATTCCTTCTTCTGGTGGATTCCGATGAGCTGCCCGACAATCATCGCTGGGTCGTGGCTGCTATTGATTTGCAGACCGTAATGGCAACGCTCTGAGTTCTGCGCGATTGCGATGGTAGAAGCAGCAGACAGCGAACCAACGCCAGCAGAGAACAACCTAGAACGAAGGCCAGGATTCGGCTCGCTCTTGGTCGTCACGTGAGACAGCGCAGATACAACGTTGGCAGATACTCCTGAGAGCTCTCCCATGTAGTAGTAGCGACTGGACGTAATGGTAGCCAGAGCTGCAACCAGGTTTGCGTTCTCAGTAGTCGAGCCTTCAGCGCCAGATGCTAGCGTCGCAGCGGAAGCGACACACGTAACCCCAACGCCAGGAGTCACCGAAACAACTCGGATTCGGTAGATGCTGTTCTGCGACGTCCCGGCTACCTTGCTCGTAAGCGTAATAGTCCCAGTGACATTCGCAGCGGTCAACGGCAGATGAGTCAGCGCATTGATTCGCGCTTCGATGTCGTCTCCAATTGTGGTCGCTGTGCTGGTGGTAGTCGCTGTGACAGTGATGCGTTCCTCGCAAACGTCCAGAACGATATCGCATGTCGCCGTCGGAGTAGCCACTACCGTAAACGTCGCCGATGATGCTGCAGGGCTACCGCCAGACGTCGCCGCAATACCCATCCCGTAAACAGCGCCGCTCTTGTTGACCTGCAGATGGGTGCGAATTGCGCGGTGGACAGATGAACCAGCGCCAAAGTACGTGATAGCGTCCGCTTCGCTTTTGCACTCATAGGCAGTGTTCGCTGTCCCTGTGCCTGCAGAAGTCATCACGCCAACGTATAGCGCTTCACGCTCAGCCGTTGGCGAGTTGGACGCACCCTGGCCGAGCAGTACTTCCGCGGTCGTGATTGGCGCTCGGAAGCTGCTAGTGATTCCTGTAATTGCCAGACCAGTCATTGCCTATTAGCCTTTCTTAGAGGCCTTTTCGGCCTTCGGCTGGTATTCGCCGTCTACCAATTCAACGGCTTGAAACTTGATTCCGCATGCCCTCGCTGTTGCTTCATCAGCTGGCCACAGGCACGGGTTGTCTGAATGCCTCCGAATGAGCTTCAGAAATCGGATGCCTTCCTTTGAGTTATCCTCGACAGCAACAGGTTCAGACGTTGCCGGATGCGTCATACCAGCATCAGTCTGGACGTTTCCGCGTCCGACATAGCGTGGCAATGAGCCAGCTGCTTTGGCGCCCGGATAGTGCACAACATGCCCTTTGCGGGCGTAAAAAGAGAGCTTAATATGCCTCCTAGAATCTAGATGCTAGCCGGGCCATGCTCTTCTGGAGCGCCCGCAATTCTGCGCGTGATGCTGACCTCCAAGCCCTGTATAGGAACTTGTAAGGCCGGTTCCCAGGGTGATTCACTGAGCGCAGGAACCACGTTGGAGAGCGCGTCTGGATGTTCCAAAACCGCGGCCATCTGAACCTTAGAGCCTTAGCGCGTCTTGCTATAATCTTGTGCGGCCGAGAGCCATACTCAATCGGTGCCGCATACTTGACGTTGTTGAGTAGTAGCAGCTTGGTGCCGCGTCGGATTGCTCTGACTGGTGTCTTGGTACCACGCTGGAGTTTGCCAGTTCTCGGCTTGAATCCAGGCTTATGCTTAACCGACGATTGCGCCGTTCTAGAGCCAGCCTGCCCAGCTTCATAGGTAGCGCGCTCTAGGTCTTTGAGCAGCTTTGCGTGCGCCCGTTGGTCAGTCGTAGCGTGACCTTCATCATGACGACTGCCCATCACCAGAGCCATCATGGTCAGTCGCCGCTTCGACGAAGTCCTGTATAGTCGTCTCGTCTGCGTCAGTGATGCCTAGCCCACCGTCAAAGTCCTCTGTAGTGACAGCACTGAAACCATCATAATCAGCGACGTCAGAGGGATTGTCTTGCGTGCCCAATTCTTGGACGTCGAACTTGATAACCAGGACGTGGTACTTCGTCTGGTCGGTTGCGCCTGCTACGGTCCCTGCTGCTACCTCTGAGATTGAGATTCTGTGGAATCCTGCGACGCCAGTTCCAATTGAGCCGAGCACAATCTTCGCCTGGTCTGTGTAGGTGTCATCCGTGGCGTATGCCGTATGGCCCCCGACCTGAACGACTCCAGCAACAACCCGCGTGATAGCGGCGAAGATGTCCAGCACCTTGCGCCGACTGCCTAGAGTGCTCGGAGCTAGGATGTAGTGGAGCTCGAGCTTGCGGTTGACGATGAGCTCATCAATTGCGTATTCCTCAACTGTCGTCCCGTCGTATGAGTCGAAACAGCAGAGGATTGGCAGCTTGCCGCCGAACGTCGTCAGCGCTTGCTCGTCTGGCTCAGATGGCAGAGTCGACACAACCGGATAAGCAGCATCTGATACTGATGTCCCTGCAATTGCGTCTGTCCAGCGGTCTCCTAGCTCGTAATTGATGGCCGCTGTCATCAGGTCGAGCAGGATGTCACGGCCTGGGTCAAGCGACGCTAGAGTGCTCTCTCCTGTATCCGTGAGCGGGAACGACAGCGCTCCAATTGTCTGAGTTAGCCCAGCCATCAGATATTGGACTCTAGTGGGGCAACGCGGATCATGTACCGGAATGAGCGGTCAGTATCAATTGACGCTAGCCTGTATTTCTTCGACTCTCCGGTCTGAGTGTTGAGAATCTCGTAGTAGAGCTCAGACGCCTGAGCCTCTATAGTCGGCTTGAGCGTCTCATACCTTGTCCCGCCAGTACTTCCGCCGCTTGACCAGTAGGGAGTGATTGGACCGATGTTGTACGTGCCAGAATCCAGCGAATTGAGAGCTATCTCTTCGCCAGTAGCCTCTCGGACCTTCGGAGGATACCCGGCCTCTAGAATCTCAGTGCGTATCTCAGCACTTGAAGAATCGCCGGCATTGTCGCCGTCCCATTCGCGCTGAACAACGAAGACGCGCTGGAATCGCAGTCCCATTGAGCCAGGGACGACCCTAGCTTGCTGGGCGACTCTGCGCAGGCTTTGGAGGTCATGGGCCATTAGTATGGCTCAGTTATCATAGACTGCTTGACGCGATTGCTGCCTACTCCGCAAGCGATAGCGAGTTCGTTGCGATAGTAGTCAAGACGCTTCGCTAGCGTCTTGTCTGTCTGATACGACGTCATGTCAGACTTGAAGAACTGGACCTCATCGACCTGCTTTACTTGACCGCCAGCAACTTGTACAAGAGCAGCAGATTGCTGCGCTTTTACAGCCTCAATCTGTCCGAGAATCTCACGGATGATTGATTCTCCACCCTCTACTGTTACTGGATATGTCCCAGAATGCTGGTTGCACAGCAGAACTGACACGACAGACCCTGACAGCGATTGAACAAATGTCGTTTCTTGTCGTGCCCCAATATCAACGACTATCTTGTCACCAGCTGAGAAGTCTGTCGCGGAAGCAAGAGTAAGGTTTAGCAATGAGCCAGCGGATGAACTAGACACAGCTGTGGAGCTGGTTGTAGTTGCTCCAGCTTCGGCCCATTGCTGCAATACCTGCTCAAATACGTTGACTGTGCCAACGTAAGGCATGGCCTCAGTGGTGAGCACGTGGAATCCAAGTTCATATCGGATCCTCGCAATCTCAGAGTCCAATAAGGCCATGCTTCAGACTACTCCGAGCCTCGTCGTTCCCAACGGTATGTGAAGTTCGCCGTTGAATCTGTCACAGTGCCAGTGCCCTGCAACGTCACACGGAAGAACTTTTTGCCATACATAGGTGGGAGGACATATGAACGGGTCGCAGTTGCTGTCAACGTTTCAGTCAACACTGTGGCCCCATTCGCGACAGGCGTGTAAGTAGTGCCATCCTGGCTTGCGTAGAAGCGCACGATGACATTGGTGAGCGACCCAATCGTGAACGAAAGGTCTACAACGGGACGCTTGTCCCGACACTTGGCGAGAGACAGCGCTGTCCCAGCGACTTCACCAGTCGTCAGAATCGCGGCAGCTCTACCAACCTGCGAACGAGTGTAATCAGCCATGAATCAGTCCTTACGTGCTCTGTGCGAGAATGCGCTGCACGCCGCGCGTATCGAGATGCTGGAATGCGTGGAGCGCGTACCAGATTACCTTCGCCACCGTGCCGTAGTTCGTGTCGTCCGCGAAACGCGCGACAGGGCCAGCAACTCCTTCGGGGTCAGGAGCGGCGGTTCCCATGCCGATGGCACCAGGTCCAATCAGCAGCGCTTCCTCCAACGTCACGCCAGAGGCGACGGTACCGGTGAGGTCACCAGGTACGACGCTGGCAGCGGCGTATCGCTTGGTAGTCGAGCACTCGAAGAAGTCGATATCCTGCACGCTACCTATGTAGCCAAACAGCTGGTTGCGCCCGTCAGTGTGAACCTTGCTCAATTCACGATAGTCGACATCGGCAACCATGTCAGTGTTGAACGAAGTTGGAACTAGGCAGAGGTAGCGGCCATTGTCGAACGGCTGCCAATTGCGGTCGGTCAGAGTCTTGCGCGCACGGAGAATAGCCTCCAAGCTGAACACAGCGCCTCCGCCTGCCACGAATGACGACGCATCAGTCAACGAAGAATCGGATAGTGTGGTGTAGCCGGACTGGCGGAACCTGTCACGGATGACAGTATCGAGCCAATAGGTATAGTCGCGAGCTAGATGCTTGGTCGTGACAGCAGCAAGATTCAGCTTGTTCGCGCGGAACTTGCCATCGAATCCCCAGATCGCATACGGCTGCACCGCAGACCCAGATCCACCATACGGACCATGGTACTCCTTGAGCGTTACCGGGACTTCCTCCGCCTTGATCGTCTGCCCAGTGGTGGAGATGGTCGTGTTGGTGTTCAGCTCTCGCGATGCCTCAGTGAGCCCACCAGTGCTGAATTGCGGACGCTGGAACTTGACTGTATCGCCCATCCCAAGCCCGAACACGTCGACAGCTTGGATAGCGCCAGGATACATATCCGCAGTCCTGACAAGACGGTCGAGTCCTGGAGCCACTGGGGCTCCACCAGACGCAGCCTGCACGAATTGCTGAGCAGTCTGCATGCCAGCGTTGAGCGCAGCTAGCGATATGCGCGCTGCCATCGCGAAGTGTGCGAACAGATACTGGGGCTCCGGTTGAGGAAGCACCAGGCCCTGCGTTACCGAGTTCGCGAAGTCCTCGTAATTTGCGGGGAGCGTTCCCCTACCGATAACACCCATGATATATCCTTATGCAGTCGGCCGAGTTCTTTCTATCTCGGCCATGTTTGCGTTGTAGAAGATGCTGGCTTCGATAGGATTCCGTTTGGATCTGTCTTGCCACATCTCAAATTTAGTCTGTGCCGGAGCCGGAGCAGCCGGCGGTCTAGGTGTCCCTGCCGGGACCGTTTGAGCGGGAGGCTTTGGTGGAGCTGGCTGCGTCTCTTGCCCAGCAGATGCAGCCCTTACGACCTGCATTAGCTGCCACCTCGACATTGCGTCGCCGTTCGCAACAGCATCAATAGCCGCTTTCTGCGCATCACTGAGGGATTCGAATTGATCCTCAATCATGCTCTTGAGCGTTGACTCTGCTTGCTGTAGTTTTGGCAGCGAAGACTCCAGCTCTTTGATCCGAGCTGCAGCCTTTTCAGATTCTGTCATCTGCTGCTGCTCTAGTTCGCGCGCCTTGGTAAGCCTGCTCTTGAGGTCGTCGACGTTCTGTACGCCGAGTTGCTCAAGTATCGCACGTTCTGCGCTTTCCTTCGCCTGCTTCAGCCTTTCCGGGAGCCACGCCGGAGCAGTGTCATTCTGTGACGATGCCGATGCTGCTGGAGGTTGCGCTGTGTTCTGCGCTTGCGATTGTGACTCTGTTGATGCCTGCTGTTCTGACATTTGGTCCCTTACGTCTGTTTACCGGTGACGAACCGTTAGGGGTTTGGTCTAGTTCGCAGCACTAGAGGGCTGAGCGGCGCTATAAGGCCAGCGCCAAGCCAGTCCTAATCAGGACTCGTAGAACGTGACGATGACGCCAAGCGATTGGTTGAACGTCGGCAAAGCCGTGTCGTCAGTGTATTCACTGCCGCCAACTTCGCCAAGCGTGCAGTTGACGTTACCGCTGGATACAGCGGTCGTCAGGAACCCGTAATGCGTTCCACTGGCGATACCAGCCTGAGCCGGGGCAGCCCCGACCAGAGTAACTGTCTTGCCATTGCGGCGCGAATTCTGGATGCAAGTGTTGACGTTGCTGAGTATGATACTAGCAACAGATTCGTTCTGGTCATACGTACCAGTTGGGTCGACAAGGATTAGAGCCGCTTGCATCTTGCTGACGGAGTCAGAAACGAGCGTTGCTGCCTGAGCGACTCCAGCCGTTGCGCAGTTGAATGTGAGGTCTGCCATGTGTTACCTACCTGTTGCGCCGCTTATTGCCGCGCTGTGGTTCCGGCTGGGCCGGGGTTTGCTCCGCATCCTCCAACTTCGGAGTCTGCTGCATTGGTTCTGTGACTGGGGATTCCTCCGGGTCGAGCCGCTCCCCTGTGGTCTTGTCGAATTTGGCCATATCTATGCCGCCTCGTTTTCGTAATCGAACCAGAACGGCAGGAGAATCAGGCTCTCATAGCAGCGGCATCTAGGATGAACGCCGCCTGGTCTGCCATCTGGGAAACTCATGAACTGTGGCACGACAGTATGGTGCGCCCGCTCGCATACTGGGCATGTCAGCTTGTCTAGCGTCGCATCCCAGATGCGGAACACTACGAATCCACCAGTTCGCTCTTCTTTCGGCTGGACCGTCTTGATTATCTGCTCGCGCTCATCGTTGAACGCTTCTGCAGTCTCAGTGATCCCTATAGTCTCAATCCGCGAGTCTAGCGATGCTATGGCATCCGCCTTTGACTCACCGGCGTTTACCTTTTTGAGCCATGCCGAGACGACTCCTCCTGCTATCGCGACAGCTCTATTGCGGTCGTATTCTTCGCGAGTTGTTGCGAATCGCCCAGATGGGTCAGCACCAATGATGTCAAGCTCGCGTTGGAAGCTATCTGCGCTTACTATGCGAGCCTTGCTCCGACTACTGGCTATTGCCAGAGCTAGCCCATATTCAAGTGCCCTAGCTGCTGCTCTGTTGCTACCGCCGCTTACCGCGCTTTTGGCCACCGTTCTCAGCGTTGTCACCGCTTGGGCCTCTTGGCGAAGCATCCAGTTCTGACCCGCGCTTATCGCTCTCGCTAGATCCTCTTGAACTTGGGCTTTCATTCATTGACCCGATGAGCTGATGTGTTGCCGCCGTTTGCGAAGCAATATCGTAGACTGCGTTCTTGCGGTCCTCTTCGGCCTGATCAGCAATCTCGTCTAGCTCCTCCTCTACATCATCGATTGAGAAGTCTGCGGCGATGTGGCTAACTGCTGTTTTCTTGCAGATTAGCTTGCCATCCTCGGCATCTCTAGCAGCGCCAACGGTCTCTTTTATCTCGCTGGTAGACGGCTCAAAGTAGCGTCCCCAGATTGGCTTCATTGCTGGTAGCTGCCATCGGATCTTTCCGTTCTCAACCGAGTAGAACCCGCGAGCAATTGCAGCGACCTGCTCACTGTTGTCTAGCCGTATAGATGATCCAGCAGACAGGTCAACAAGTGCGCGCAGCGCCATCGACAAGACAGAGTGGAGCCACTCGTTCCACCAAGTCTCTCGGTACTCAGACACAAGAGCTAGAAGCGGAGCGTGTAGAAGTGCTAGGAACTTGGCCGACATCTCGGCGCCCATTGTGACTCGCCCAGTAGTGTCGTTCATTGCAGGCAGCACAACTCCAGCTTGTTCGAGAATCCTAGAACGGATGTCCTCAACGTGCTTGGTGCCAACCTCGAAAGCTTTTCCTGTAGTCTCTAGCATCTGGACAGAGACGTCTTTCCCCTCGTATGTCCAGATAATCTGTGGTCCAAGCCTGCGCGCTTTTGGCGCTGTTATGCCATGAGACTCAGGAGCTGCACTGTAACCGATGCTGCGCGACTGGCGCCCTGATTCGTCAGGGCCGTCGCCTTCCTCAACACCAGTCTCGACAATCTGAGGAGCCCCAAGGTAGATGATACCTTGATGGCGCTTTGATAGCGTCATGTCCAAGGCCTCGAATTCTTCCTCGAGACCGTCAATCAGGCTTATACCGTCGACACCATCGACAGATTCAGCTTCATTGCGACACCAGATTACAGGGCAAAACGTTAGCCCGTGAGCGGCAACAGTCGGAGCTGGCCATTCGAGGTCAGCATTATCATCGACTTCAATGTCATCCCATGTGTAGACGCTTGTCTCGTCCCATTGACGACGGAACCAATGCCGCTTTAGGCATGGTTTGCCGTCTTGACCGGTGACTTCCTTCTCGAATTGGTAGCACCAAACGAATCCAACAACAGGCTTTGATGGGTCGTTGTCCTCAAACAGAGCTGCGCAGTCTTTGGCGTTTGGGTATGACAGTTGGAACTGGCCATCCAAAACGTCAATGACAGCCACAGCAGTCCCGTCAGCGATCCCGCGCTTTGCTACCGTGCGAGATGCCGGCTTAATCGATGCCTGTTCAATGAATTCAGCAATCCACGATTGCAGCATCTCGCGCTGCTCATCACCAATCGCTTTGCTCTCCTGAACCTTGATTCTAGGAAACCGAGAATCTCCAAAAAGAAAGCGCGAAACCTGGCCAACCATCGCCTTCGGAAGACGATAGACGACGCACGGCTTGCGCTCTCTCAGAGGGACGACTTCGCCACCACGACGATGAACACCAGTCCACCAGTCCGCTCTGCCATCGTATTGCTTGCCGTCATAGACCTTCTGCAATGCGCAGAGTCTGCGGTAGCGCGCCATCTCCCTGATGTATTCAGGCTTGGCGAATGGGTTGAACGGTTCGGCCATTAGTTTCTTCGGTCTGGGTTTCCGTGGCGTGCGATTGAGAGGTCTACAGGACCGAAGCGGTTGAATATCGCATAGCGGAGCGAGTCACAAGCGTGGTTGTCACGGTCAATCGGCTGCTCTAGATATGTGTCAGCATTGAGCGAGTCTGGCTTGCGCTTGTATGCGCCTAGCTCATATATAAGATTGCGGCATCGCGGGTGGACGTAGAGCCGTGACGATCTCTTGTCACCTTCACCAAAGATCGCAAACCTGGCAGACACTGCGTCAATCCCATCTTTTATTGAGTTATCTACGTCTTGCGGCTTCGCGCCTGCTAGCTTCTTATATGCTACGATGCGAGACTT